CTATAATCTTCTGGATTTGCTGTTCAGGTGTTGGCATTTAATCATCTTTTTTTGTTATAATTAAATCTCTGTATTTTTTACACCGCAAGCATATAGCCTGTAAAATATGTCTATTTCTATTAAATGGTTTTGAGGGGCCACAACTCGCCTCGGTGATACTCGTTGCAACGTGTTTATATTGGTTGCTCTTACAGTGTGGACATATTTTCCGAGCCATTACGGATTAACTTGGCCACCCTGTAACGCTTGAACCAATCGGTCCGCTTCGGTCTGATTCTGTTTATCGACCCAACCACGAGTGACCAAATGTTCAACCGCATCGGCTCGATCTGGAAATTGGTCCGGGTCACGTTCCATCAATATATCAGCTTCGTCCTTCATGTTGTGAGCCAAATCCCAATCGTCAGCCTCACGCTTTTCGTCCTGGGTCATAATGTATTCGGTCTCACTGAAATCGATTGTTAATTCTGATCCAATATCCCGACCCGTTTCAACGTTAAATATCACTTTGTCGATCTCAAATAATGCCTTTTCGAGATTCTTATATCGTTTAATATCGTTGCGCCTGTCGTCCTGTAACTCCTGATTCCGTTCGCGTCTGGCTGTCCCGCTCTCCGGCTGTGACTCAAAGAAATCGGCGGGTAGATGCCAATTAATCGATACGCGTCGCATCATTCCATCCAATGCCTTTTCGATTGATTCGATTGTGTTTGGTGGTGACTCAATACCAAACTGCGCACCCTCTGGAATGACTAATCGTTCGTCAACACCCTCGGGTAATTTAGTAATATCGACATTATCACCGGCGATCCATTCCTTGCCGTATGACTGGAAAACAATATTCCCGGTCTTGGCCGTTTCGACTACATTCATAATCAAGTTGGTCTGGACGACGTCTCGTGCAATATCGACGTCTAAAAAATTATGATCCGGTACGCCATCACGAAATCCAAACTCGACTGGGATCAATCCGTATCCGTTTTCATGGTCTGGATTATCCGGGTCCTCTATGATCTTACCGATAACAGTCTCCTGACCGATTTTGGGTCGTTCGTACAGATAAGTATGGTCCGCGTCCCAGTATTCCCATATCGCGACGTCATTATTCGCTTGCGCTCTGGTCGATATTGGATAGGTAAACGCCACCGGTTGCATCGCGTTTTCTGTACTGAATAATAACTCATATTCCCAGATCAAATCGGTTTCCATCTTATCGTTACGCCATGACCGTTTGAACGCCACCGCATCCAACAAATTAGTTAGTATTTCACCGCGTTGCATCCTCATGTCGAGATTGACATAATCGTCTTGGTATATCTCGGATATTTCACCATCGATCGATCGGATCGGTTCGACCATGTAAACCAGACTGACCCGTTCCATTATCCGTTTCGTCGGATTCATTAATCCGGATGGCAGCGTGCCGATCTTTAAAACGTTCTCGGTGTATTTCAGTGTATTCGCATTAAAATAATCCAGTGCCATATTCCGGTCCTGGACCCATTGGTCAATCGATTTTTTGTCAAATGCTAACTTCGCAGCGTCAAGTAATTGTTTCCCTAAATTTTGATGTATCATCTTGGCATCCTTCCGTAGAATGGTCGGTTAATTGGTGATTCATAGTCCACTTCGTACCGAAATCCATCGGATGCGTGAGTTCGTAATTTATTCGATTTATCAATGTCCCGCGTACCGGGTTTATTGATAACCTGTTCAAAATCTTTAATCAGTTCCTGACATTTCGGGTCCATAACGCAATCGTCCGGCAATATCTTATTGACCGCATTAACCGAATCGACAATGGATGGTGCCTTTCGTTTGACCCGTAATTCAAATCGATTATCTATTAATATCTGGTGATCTGACCGACGCGATGACGTCCCGCGTGATTTACCGGCCGGATCAGGGTAAGCAATATATCTGGCATTACCAGGATAACGTCGATGTACCTCGGCGCAGGCGTCCTCGGTCAATAGTCGCCCTTCGGTGTGGCTTATTTTAATCTGATCGAATATCCTATACCGAGGGGAGTCTGAATATAACTGACTCAAATTACCGACCATTGGATCAACGTTAAAATCGACGCTGAATCGTATCGGTAAATTCGGATTGTATTTGACCGGTTTGACGTTATTGTCGCGGTTGAAATTGTAATAGGTCGATCCGGATTGCAGATTGACGAACTGACCGTCCATATACGCTTTGAGTAAAGTTTCGTCGTATGTGTCCCGAAGTAATTTGATGTAATTGTCAGGTAAGAAATGATTATCGGTCGTCTTGCCGTGTATCAGGTGACGCGATCCGTCATTGTCCTCGACGAATAGTTTATGCGTGTATCCGAACCCTTCCGGTGTGGTCACAAAGTAGATTCGGACCGTTTCCGACCCTCTCATTCGACCGATCGATTTGGTCCATGCTGTGTGGCAGTTCTTCCACGACTCAATATCAAATTCATCAAATCCGATGTAGGTCAATTCTGCCCCGACAATGTATGCCGGTTTTTGTAATTGGTATATCTTGATACGTCCGAAATCAGATTCAAACCGGTGTTTACTGACGTTGTATTCGTAATCGATGTAATTTTCTTCAAGTAGGTCCCGGAATGGTCCGACAAATAGTTCTTCCGCCAGATCATAAGTCGGGTAAATGATCCACCCGTTCGATATGCCGGTCGAGTTCTTCAACATGACGTGATTATGGAATGTTTCGGTCAGAAATATATGAGTCTTACCACCACCAAACCCGGTGACGAGTCCCTTGATTTGGTTCGGTGAGGTCAGGAACTCCCATTGATGCGGTAGATAGTCCTCCTGGTGGAATTGTAATCTCACTGTTTGAACCGGACAAATTCGACTTCACTGAAATCGGGTTTATTTGAATCCTTTTGGATAACCGTCTGGGCGGGTTTGCCCTCGGTCCGGTCTGTTATAAACGAAAACGCCCACGGTTTAGAGTCGGCGGCTTCGATGTATGCGAGTAGTGCGACTGCATACGACATGGTTATTTTAACGTTTTTCGGTAGGATATAATATTCTAACAGCTTATCCCTTAACGGTTTGGGTGCGGTTAATTCGCCCGCTTGACGTAGATATTCAGTAACAGTAAAGCCCTTTTTAGGTCGGCCTTTTGGATTTCCACTGACCCCAGGTTTAAACCCTTTGCCGGTAATTCCGCCGTTGTTTCCTAATTGTTTTTTTGCTGTCATCTTGGTCGCAAATATACGACCGAATCCGCCAATTTGTACCGA